AAAGGGGGGAGAAATAGCGATCACCGATCGCTAATTTCCCCCCTTAATTTTTAGTTAACGCACTTGTGATCACGGCAGGAGGACACAGGTGCTACGCTGACACCGTGCCCCATCCCCTCAATCCACTGGGATACCCCAAGATGCCCCGAAACACACTCGGATACCCCGAGATGCCCACGCAGCACGACAGCAAGCACGAAGAGCTGGACTACTTTCCCAAGGCGGAGCAGGGGCCAGCACCCATGCCTGCGAAGCTGCACCGCACAACGTTCGAGTATCTCAAGCCCAGCGACGAGCAGGTGAAGGTCATGAGTTTGCTGCGCACGGCGGCGCGCCAGTATAGCGACATGCTCGAGGAGTTCTTGCCCAACGGGCCGGACAAGACGTTCATTCTGCGCCAGCACCGGCAGAACGCTATGTGGGTGAACGTCGCCGTCACCCGGTTCGCTGACGGGGCGCCGCGGCCATGAACCTGATCGAACGGTTGAAAAACACCAGAACTTACACGCCAGAAGAGCTGGACGCCGACGGGTTTTATTCGGTTGCTGGGAAACTGGACACCCGGGCAAAACGTTGTATCCTCGTGAGCGAAGAGACGAGGGACGAGATCATAGCGCTGTTGACCAAATGACCAACCGCCCCATCCCCCCCAAGCTCTGGTCGCGAGCGCAGCTCCACCGGCTGTACGACGACGTCGTCATGCAGGCGATCCCCGTCGTCATGCAGGAGCAGCTGCAGCGGCTCGCAGAGCTCGAGCTTGAGGAAGAGGAGCGGAACGAGTGCCCCAAGTAGGAAGCGGCAGCGATCGCGAGACGCTCCAGCAGCACAAAATCCGGAAGCTGGAGGAGGACGTGCGACGCCTGCGGCTCACTCTGCGCAGCGCGCTCGCGCACATGCCACAGCACCTGCAGGCGCATCCACGCCAAGTTCTTGAGGAGACGTGGAATGATTAAGGACTGGTTCTATGTTGACGTGAACGTGATTCGACACGGGTCGAATTCAATAGTGAACCGTATAAAACGGGTGCCACGGGTGCGATTTCACTACGGTTACGATCATTCGTACATGGACATGAAGACGATCGGGGTGTACTGGAGTCCATATACCCTATGTAGCGAAGGCGAGGAGATGTACGGCCACTACATCAAGTTCAACTGGCGGCCGATGTTCCACTTCAACTGGAGATGACCATGGCCATCAAGATCAAGCCGAGCCACAAAGGCCTGTTTCACAAGAACACTGGCACGCCGGCCGGCCAGAAAATTCCGGCGGCCAAGATCGCCGCTGCGAAGAATTCCCCTGACCCTGCAGTGCGGAAGCGCGCGACGTTCGCCGCCAACGCCAAAAAGTGGAACCATTGACATGAGATATTTGATCGCGTTTCTCGCTTCGCTCGCCATCCTCGCCGCCACCCCATCGTTCGCGCAGGACAACCCCAACAAGGGCTGCGTCACCGTCGAGAAGTTCGTCTCGCAGAACGCCGACACGGCGCCAGTGACTTGGAACTATGTTCTCAAGCCGCATGAAGTTAAGCCGGTGCTCGAGGCGCTCAATGTTCCGCCGGGCCTGAACATCACCGAGGTCCGCTTGTTCACGGCCAACGTCCTAGCTCGGGAACCTGAGGCTGGGATCGCGTTCGGTCATGATGGGTTGGTCTGCGTTTTCGCTCAACTCCATCCGTCCGGCGTCCTGCTGGTCAAGCATGTCCTGGAGGCGCTCAAGGGAACGGAGCTCTGATGCGACGTTTCTTCGGGTTTCTCTTTGTTCTGTGCATCTCTAGCTGCGGCACCCCTGCTTTCGCGCACGAGCACCAGGCGGGGGAGACCGCGGAGCAGACGCGCACGGTAGAGTGGCTGCAAAAGTGGAAGCGTCCTTCGGGTGACTTCGCTGGCATCCCACATCGCAAGGACTCGTGCTGCTACGCGAACGGTGAGCAGCAGGACTGCTTCGTGGTCAAGCAGGTGCGTCTGGTCGATGGCAAGCTGGAAGTTTTCCCGGAGTCAGAGGGCCATCCGGACTACGATCGGTGGTATCCGATTGAGCACAATATTACGGAAGAAGATCAGAGGGACCCGCGCGAGAGCCCCGATGGCCGGGCGTACGTGTGCATCCAGGGTCAGATGGCGATTTGCTACGTTGGCGGAGCAGGTGGATGATTGTAGATTTCGGCGACGAGAAGCGAGCTCGGCGCAAGCTCGCACTGCTCGATGACCTGTTTATCCAGGCCCACCAGGCACTGCGAAACCTGAGGTTTTCCGCGGACGGCATGTTCATCGTCCTAAAATCCCCAGGCACCGACGGCAAGCCGCACTACCAGTTCGTCCAGGAGGGGATCAGCCACGAGGAGATGGCGGACATCTTGAAGCGGATCACGACTCCGTTAACTCTTCCGGAATGAATTAAGGCGAGGATGTGCGCGGCCGGCGGGCCGGCAGCACGTTTCCGGCATTCCCATGTCCGATGCGGCGTGCATCTAGGGGTGTCGGCCCGCTCGGCTTCTTGACAGAATCTTGCCATATTGTTAACACATTCCTTCAACCCCCGGAGGAATGCATGTCCCTTACTGAGACCGAATTTGCCCTGCGCGACCCCACCGTTGTCCGCTTGGCTCTTGAGGGGGTGCCCGTGCGCGCGATCGCCCGCGCCCTCGAACAGCCCTCCGTCGAGGTCCGTCAGCTGCTGGGGGAGGCGCTCGCCCTTGGAACCATTGCAGAAATGCCGCGGGACGACTGGAGCCCCCAGTTAACTCGGGAGCAACGTGTCCCGGAGTACGCCAAGACTGGGGTCGACGATGCTCTGTTGATCCTCAACGTCGTGCGCCTCTTCGGAGTGACCCAGCAGCAAGCTTGCCTCCTCTTAGTACTGATCAAGCGCAGAGAGGTCACTCGGAAGATGTTGCACGCCGTGATCGAGAGCCGCCGCCCCCACCCCAAGGTGGAGACGGAGCCCAAGATCGTGGACGTCGTGATCTGTAAGCTGCGCAAGAAACTCGAGCCGCTCGGGCTGCGGATCGAGACGGTGTGGTCCTGCGGGTACTTCATGTCCGAAGAGCACCGGAAGACGGCGCTCGCCATGTTGAACACGTTCATCGACCAGCCGAATGCGGTGACTGCGGAGGAGTAAACAGGAGGGGGGAATGGGGGACGAAACTGATCCGACCGGATTTCCGAAGTGGGTGTCTCCCTCTTCTCTGGTGACAATCGTGATTGCGATCATCAGCTTGATTTGGTGGGTCTCCGTTCAATCCGGGGCGATCTACCAGAACGCTGTTGCACTTCAGAAGCTAGAGGCGAGCATCTTCAGTTTGAACACGCCGCTCTCGACGCGCGTCATCGTGAATGAATCAAAACTAATGGAGCAGGCGAGGCAGCTCGATGCAATCAACACCACGAACAAGGTGCTCGCGGATCAAAATGCATCCCTCAAACAAGAGGTGACGGTCATTCGCGAGCAGCTGCGGTTTCTCACCAATAGAGCGGCGACACCCCAATGAACACTTCCTTCAGCAGAACCAGATATTTCCCTTTCATCATTCTCTACGTCATGATGCTCCATCTGGCGTGGGCCGCCTGCATCGTGTTTGACGCGCAGGCGTTGAACGCGACTCCGCTGTCGCCCTTAGGTCATGCCTTTGGGTCTCTTACTACTATTGTTTCTGTGCTCATCTGTGTCTCGGTCCTTTCTATTGCTGGGCTTTTTCCCCCTACCCCAAGCACCGTTCTCATGCTCATGCCGCAACAGGGCCTCCTCGTTATCTCTGCATCCTCTTCCGTTCTCGCTGCCATGAGCGAGTCCTACGCGGACGGCGTTCTTCGCCCTGTTGCGTTCATCGCCGCAGACCAAGCGGCGATCATCCTCATTGCCATCGTCCACATGTTCGCCATCGCACGACTAGCATTTCACATGAACCTAAAGCGCTAGGAGAGGGAGATGGCGGAAACGGTAGACCTTAAGGAGTACATTGACTCGCGTTTTCAAACGATGGTGCAAGCGTCCACTGAAGCGCGCACGCTCTCCGAGCAGACCTTAAAACGAACGGGTGAATTGCTTAGTAAAGCGGAGTTTGACGCGCGGCACAGTGAGTTGGAGCGGCGAGTTCTCGAGCTGTCGCGTCCACAGTACGGGCTTTACCTTGCGATCATCTCGATATTTGTAACTCTTGTAGGTGGGGGTTGGACGTTGGTTACCACTATCACCGATAATTTGAATCGACGTCTGGATGCTCAACGGGTTGAGTTGGAATCTTTCAAACGGAGCTATATAACCGACTCCTCATTTCAGCTGTGGCGGGAGGGGAACATCCGCCTAATGAACGAAATGCAGAAGCAAATTGACAGGAAGCCTTAGGTCCACGCTGACGAGCTGATCTTCGGCCGCGGCGGCCGCTGCACCGGGTTGAGCCGTGAGGAGAACTCGCTGACCAGCCCGCCGTGCACCACGAGGGACACATACTGCAGTGTATCTGCGACGTGTGAAAACCCTTCTGCGTCCATCTTGTCCGGCGTCGCGCGCAGCGCGCCGGTCTTCGACTTGAGGAACCGGTAGCCACCGGACATCGCCCGGAAGAGGAACGGAGCTCCCGTCTTGTTGATGATCAGCGCCGGGCCGGCGTTCCGCTGCTGGCCGAGGAGCGCCTCCACCGCGCGCAGGCGGGGGTCAATGTCGTTGGTCGGCGCCGGGAAGGCGGCGAGCCCGAGGCGCTTGAGGACGTCAAATGACGTCTCCTCGGAGATCGTGCTGCGTGCCACACCGGCCGGATCGCCCACCACGAACATCCGCATGCCCATGTACTTACTCTGCATGAGGCGCGGGCGCAGGCTTTGAATGATGTGTTTCTCGAGGCCAACGTTCGTCGCTGGCACTTCCTCGTGAACTATCAGCCTGCCCTGGTGGTCCATCTGACAGATGATCGACCACGGGTCTCTCCCGAAATCCTGTCCGATGATGATGGGGTAGCCTGGGATCACCAGGGTATGGTCGACCCCATGGAACCCTGGGAGGAAGGTGTTTCGAAAAACACCCTGTCCGCTTGGGTCCTCGCCAAACTGGGCGTAGACGTATCGCTTGACCCAAGACGAGTCCTCACCATGCTGTCGAACCAATCTTTCATAGTACGTGCGGCCTTGGGCGAGGCGGCGAGGGTCGCCAATCGGTAGCTTCGCAGTCTCTTCCGTCTGCGGACCGATGTAATCCAGATTTTCCGCTGCCTCTGAGACTCCGCTCGGTTGGATAAAGATTTGCGCATCTGAGGGGGGCTCCATCATGTATTTGTGCCAGGGGGTTTCCTGGGTGGGCATGTTCGTGTCAGCGATGATCCCAGACCAAGTTGGTACGCCACCAACTTTCGGCGAGGGATATCGCCCAATACGACCCGAGAGTGGGGCCAACACGTTGAAGTTCATCTCGATGCATTCGGAGAGCCAGGCGCCGGTCAACTGCATAGAAAGCAGGCGGGCCTGGTCGCCGGCGTCTTCCAGCGGAATGAACATCCAGTCGCTGTGGACGTCGCCGAAGCGGATCTGATAGGTCTTCTTGAACTCTTTCCATTCGCCTAGACCTCGCAGCCACTGATGGCAGTCGTTCAGGACGGTGTCCATCAACTGGCGCAGCGTCTGCCGGGTCACGGCCATTCGCGTGTACCGGATGCCGTCGGTGTGAGGCGCCTGCTGGATTGAACGCCGCAGGAGTTCAATGATGCACGCCGTCGTTTTGCCAGAGCCTACTGGACCCGCGATGATGCGGGTGAAGGCGCTGGAGTTCATGAAGGCGCCGCATATCGGCGGAGCGGCGTAGGAGAACAGTTCTTTACGATCAGGTTCACTCATTTTGCCACGATACCCAGGGTGCCGCCGACTGCTTGATTGCCTTCGGCTCTTCGAGGTAGATCCCTCGGTGGTCCACAATACCATACTTCGGGTGGACAAGCATCAGAGCCTGCGTCGGGACTGACGGTGGGATGCGGAGTTTGTTGACACTGTATTCGTCGGGGCCCTTCAGTGCACCGTTCACGACCACGCGCGGGAGTGGCATGTACTCGTGGTAGTGGCAGACGATCAGCGTGTCGAAGGGCTGGTCAATGATAGCTTTTTGTCGCCCAATTTTAACCGCACCTCGAAGGATGGGACCCATCGCTCCAATAATTCCGTCACCGCCAGCAGTGCCAAGGCGATCTCCATGGGTGAGACAGAAGCGGTGGTGGTAGGATTTGAAGTGGCAGTCCGGACCTTTTGACGCCGTGAACTGGACCCTCGGGTCGTTTTTGAAGTGGCGGATGAGGTTGAGGTAGATCGAATAGTCATAGTTGTTCCTCGCAATGAACTTGTTCGGAGGCTTTTTCTGTGTGCGACCGTGGTTACCCACAACACAAGGCAGGTAAACATAGCTGAAAACTTCAGCGAGTTCCCCAATTGCTGCTGCTAAGAGGTCGGTGAGATCGTTGACTGCCTCGAGTGGCGTGCGGTCGTTGGTGACCATCAGCTCTTCATGGATGTCGCCGCCGATCATGTCGCCGCCAAGACACACGATGATGCCTGGGTATTCTTTGTCGGAGGCGCCCATGTGATTGAAGCTCAGGTCTACCGTGCGGTCGACGAGGAGCTTGATCCGCTCCTGAGCGATCGCGGCATTGTATGCCATGATCCCGTTCTGCTTGTTGGTGACGCTCACCTCGCCGTAGTGGAAATCGCTCCACACCGCGACGGGGGTGCCGCGCACTTTGGAGCCTACTGGAAGTTTCGTCAGCCACGCTGGCGGCTTTGGATCGTGAGCGGCGATCTGGAAGATGACTTCGCGGATGTTGTCTTCTGCGTCGAGTTTCTTGCGTAATTGAAGTGTATTTCGCCGGTAATCTGCGATATCTACGTTCTGTCTCCGGATGATTTCTAGGGCGTCGTCGAGGTAGTCTTTGTCAGTTTTGGCTGGCTTGCTCACGCAATAATCTCCGTTGTTCTCTTCGACGAATTACTCTTCGTTGATCTAGCATGATTCCTATCGGGGTTTTACGGTACATTCGTTTGCCATGGAGCCGACGTTCAGAGCGTTCATAGTTCTTAGCCGCCCACCTTCCCCGAGGAGAAGCGTCCGCCCGTCTCTGCCACGCCTTCCCTTTGGGGGTCAGCAGCCAGCGAACCCGTTGCAGTTTCCCTTTCGGCGATTTGGCGTACCGCGTCCTCTGATCCAACCGCTTCTGACGGTGCTCTTGGGGTGACATCTTTGGTGAACTGGAGTTTGGTGTCTTCCCCGAGGGAGATGTTGATGACGAACTTTTCACCGGTGGCGCCTTCGGCTTTTGACTCACCGACACCCGCAAGCTTGGCGAAGAACTTTCCGGTTTCGACTGCGACAGCAGGGGACACATCTTTGTCTACCATTTGCGATCCGAGCTTAGGAAGACCTTCCTCTAGCATTACGGCGGAAATGAGACGTACTCGTTCGGGGGTCGACGTGACCCTGTTCCACTCGATCAGAAAGTCTTCGTAGACCCGCTTGAAGAAGGGCATCTCTTTGATGCGCGCGAACTGCAATTCCGAGACGCAGTAGGGCTCCAGGATGTCGGGGAGAGCTCTCAGTTCCATGACGACATCACGGGCCAGACGTGCTATCAGTCCGGCGGTCAGATGTTTCGGCAGAGGGACCGAGATCGTAGATGGGAGTGAATTCATAGGCTTGGTTCTCGCATTTCTCATGTTAACGAAGGGTAAACTCTTTGTGACTAACCCCTAAGGGCCACCACAGCCCTGCTTTCTGGAAGAACCATGGATCAACTCGGACAAGCTGGCCTTATATCGGTCGTTCCTCCCGCGGCACTCGAGGCCCAGCTCGCTGGCCAACAGCAGCAGAAGGACGCGGTGCTCATGGCGCAGCAGCAAGCTCCTCCTGAGGAGCTGGTCGGCTATGTGAAGACCCGCTACGAGATCTTCCGCAATCACCGCAACACCGCCGCCGGCTGGACTGAACGTCTCTTGGAGGCGCTGCGCTCCTATCAGGGGCAGTACAGCCCGTCGAAGCTCATAAGCATTCGGCAATGGGGTGGTTCCGAGGTGTTCGCCCGGATCACCACTCAGAAATGCCGC